GTTGTAGGTGTTAAATTTAATAAACTTGAACCCCCTTGAGAAGTACCTACTTTAACTTCAACCGTATTATTATTTATTAATTTTTCAAAAACAAAAGTATATAATTTCCCTGATATTGTGCTAAACGATTGGTCTGCTACTGAAAAAGTTGCTCCATCACTCTGCATTTTTATCATTCCATTATCCCAAGTCGGAGGAGTTGAAGCGGATAGTATCCAACCATCTAAATTAGTAGCAAAATCACCATTAGTAACCTCCTCACTACCTACAATCTCAGCATAATTAACTAATCCTGCTTCATCTACTCTTGTAGCTGCTGTTGCTCTTGTAACATCCATATCAGCTGCTGTGTATTCTTTTACTGATACATTATCTATAGATATATCAGTTACACCACTACTTCTTTTAAAGTTTATATTTGCGTTTAAAGTGTTAATAAAATAAATAATATGAACACCTACTGTTGAAGGTAAGGCTAATGTTGATATATCTGCATTATCAGTTTTTAAAACCCCTGCATCATTACTTACAACTTCATACTCAAATTTGTATCTTAATCCTGTTGTCATTGGTACAGTTTGAGTAACTCCTGTGTTAACCCCTGCCGTACTAATTATATTAGCCGTTCCTCCACTTATTGTAGACTCTCCTGAAATTGTCCAAGCAGTATTAGGAGTAGGAAAATCTCCATCATCTACTGACTCAGCACCTAAAGCAGGCACAGGAATAACTGCATAGAGTTCTCCTGCTTTATACCCATTAGGTGTTACTACAATACTTACATCATCTAATAAACTCATTCTATATTACTTAATATTAATAACTGCTCATTTAAACAAGCCTTAGACTCAAATGTTCCACCATCTGCAATAACCCTAGCTTTAAAGTCATTGACTTGCTTTTGCACAGGCGTTACTCCTCCCTTGTTACTTGTAGGTAATGATATTCCTAGTGATAACTTCATACTTATTTAGTTGCATCACCATCAGACTCTCTGTACCCAAATCCAATTCCAGAAGTAAGAGTTATATCTGTAATTCGCATAAATAATGTCGTTCCTGCACTCATAGTTTGTCCTGCTAAAGCAGACTCTCCTGTAAAGTTTCCTGCAGCAATAGAAGTAATAACTGATTCTACTGGAAAGAATACACAGTAAAAATCTTTACCTGTCTGTGCAGTTGTTGTGAAAACTTCATTCCCTCCACCTTTTCCAAGCATCTCAAGTAGTAGTGTATTATCTGTATCAAATGTACTCATTTTTTTATTTTTTAATTGTTATTATTATTTTGTAAATATTGTTATTATAGCCCCTATAGTTACTGTATATATCACCCACATTGCTCTAACTAAAACTTTTCTCATTGCTGTATTTCTGTTCACCCTAGATGTAACTCCTGAGTCTGGATTAAGCAACTTATCCGTAAGCATATCTAGTTTAGATGCTATATTATCTACCTTCTCATTAATTGAAGTTATGTCTTTTTTCATTGAAATTAATTCTTCTTTAGTTGTCATTAGAATGTAGTTGTTTGAATAGTTAAATTCATAAAGATTGCAGAACCTGCAGTTTCTTCTTTTACCATTGCAAATATAATATCTCCTGCTGCTAATGCTGTAGTCGTTATAGTCGTTTCATTAACTCTAATAAGTTTATTATTGCTACTCAAACCTACTACAGTAATTTCATCAATTACAATAGGAACTATAGCAGTTGCATCATTTTCTGTAGGTGTTGCCTTACATATAGCTACAGTAATAGAATTACCTAAGTTGCTTGTTATCCATCCACTGATAGAAGAAACAGCAGCAGTTTCAACAACTATTTGACTCTGACCAATTCTAAGTACATTTGAAGGAGTTATAGTTCCTCCTGCTACTGTTGAACTTCCATAATCAACATCCATTTGAAATGGAGATTTGTTATCTGCAATATCCTCACCATAAGCGTAATTAGTAGTACCTGCATCAGTATATCCTTGTATCTTATAGTTAGTTACACCCATAAAAGACTTGCCTTGCCATACTAAATTACCATCAGTTGCAGTAGGAGATGTTCCAGTATTCTTACTTAATACAGTATCATTAGTAGCATTTTCAAATCCTTTTGGATTGTGCCTATTAATATCAGTTAAGTTCTTATGTTCGTTTGCAGCCATTTATATATTTATTTTAACATTCTGGACAAAAGTCCTTCCAACTATTATAATTTCTAGTAGACCTTGAGTATATACTATCGTACATTATTATTCCGTGATTCTTGTATGTAGTTGTATTACAAGGCTTGTTAGCTGTATATGTAGGATAGTCAGCACTATTATCTTTATCATTCAAGAAACTTAACATATCTTGTAAGTATATCTCAGACTTCCTGTATGTTTCTTGCTTATAAACATTTAACTCAGAAGGGTCAATTATAGTAGCAAATTCATCAATATTATGCACAATACCCATACTACTACTATTACTTTGCACCTCACTAATAACTTCAAATCTAGCAAACCAACATAGAGTTCTAATTAAGAAATCATCCATTAGAGTTTGATTAGCTTGTGTAAGTCCTCCTACTGTTGGATAATCACCTGCATTATTCTGTGTCTTCAACTCCTCATAAAACTTCTTACCAATAGCATTTTTTAAATGTGCTAATTCAGAAAGCAATATAGTATTGGTAGATATTAAAGCAGGGTCAGTATTAGCATTAGTAAAACTATTGCTTATAACTTCTGCTGCTGTTGCTAGTGTTTTATATTGATTTACGTTTGCCATAGTTAGTTGTCTGTATTATTCTTCTCAGTTACTGTCAAGTCCCCTGTATTGTCATCCCCAACACCATCACCATCATCATCTCTAGTTACAATAATCTGCTCTCTATCTGTTAAGAACATATCACCTTCTTCAAGCATTGGTAAGTCCTCATCTAATAATCTTCTTTGCTCGTTAATAGTAAGTATTTTAGATGGTTCAATCTGAGTAGCAAAACTAATTGGTGGCTCATAGTGAATCATTAAATCTTCAGGTAAAAATCCTAACTCTCTGTACATTACATTCTTAATTCCATCTAACAGTAAATCAGAAGTATCTTTAATTACAGTAGTCATTGCTAAATCATAAGCAATTCTAATCTCACTACCTGTATTATTCATCTTACCACTAGAAACTAATCCACTTAGTGATGGTTGCCATCTATGAGCAGTTACAATGTTTTGGTCAGTTATTCTCTGTAAGTCTATCCAACTACCTTCTTGGTCGTCTTTTATAATAGAAACATTAGCAGGAGAAGTATCTCCATTCTTAACGATAAACATAATCTTACCATTATTACCCTCTCCAACAAACTTCTTTTGTGCTTCAGTTACTAACTTCTTTGCTTCTTCTTCTCCCATATCTCCACTAATCTCAACAATAGCAGATGGCTGAAAACCATTTTTAAATTTTGTGTGATTCCACTTTCCAATCTCATAATCAACAGCTATATGCTCTAATGCAGCAACATAGTCTGGTAATCCGTAAAATGAGAATGTAGGCTCGTAATCTTTAAATTGAAGTATAAATCTATTACCTCTAACTTCAGGGTAGATAGGAATTATATTCAAATCATCTTTCATTGTATTGTACTTAGCCCAATCAGGGTGTACATACGCTTCTTTCTTATTCTTAGACATTCTAACAGTAGTTGCATCTATATGATATAGATTCATTCCACCATCATATAAAACCCCCTCTAAGTAAGCATTTCCAAATGTATAATAATCTGATGCTAATTTCTTGAAAATCATTCTTAATGACTCTCCATCAGCATTAACATCTTTTATGTAGTCTGAAATATCTTCGTTATTACTAACGAATTTAGCACCACTCGTAAAGATAGTCTTTTGAGCCAATACACTTCTATGGGTACTACTCTTTCTCCCTAACTCTGCTAAATACTGAGGAAATAAGTTATTAGTACCGAAGGGTATAAACTTAGTCCTAATCTTAGAGATGTCTTGAGGTTCTTCAATGTTCTGAGGTACTGATAAATTAAAAACCCCAAATTCAAAAGTATTACTCTTTTGAGTCTGAAGATTTGTTTTTGCTGTTCCTCTTACTTTCTTTTTTTGGCTCATCTTCAGTTTTTATAGTTGATAATTTTTCTACTAATTTAGTCAATCCTAAATCTTCATATAAATATGCTAATTCTTCTTGAGATGACTTTTTAAGATTATAAGTCGCTCCATTCCTAATAAGAACAACATCCTTCTTTGCTTTGTATTTTGCCATAAGTGTATATATATTTAAGTGCGTGTAATCTACAACTTTATCACCACAATTACACATAATTTATAGAAAGATATTAATAGGAAAAGGTTATAAACTTTTTACGAAACAAGTCCAACCTAAAAATATATCTTTAATTATTAATCTGTTGTTGCAGTTAAACCATCAGCAGCTACTACAATACCTGTAGTTGAAGATGGAGTTGGTACTACATACTGTCTTGGCATTTCAAATTGTCTTGCCGTTAAGGTAACAGTAATACCACTTTCATCAGAATACGCAGCACCAGTACCACCTTCAACAGTAGATAATTGTGCGTAAGTTTGATTCCTAGATGGATTTGATTGATTTTCATACTTCTCAGAAACACCCAAAACAAAAGCATTGTCATTAGTATCTACTGCTATAACCATTAAACAAGAGTTAGTAATGCTTTCTATTAAGTCAAATTTAAGTTGCTCTAATTTAGGTAAGAAGAAAGATAAACCACATTCAAATGCAGTTGAACCCATTTCTTTAGTTGCACTAATAGTTAATGCTGGAGTTTCATTCTTAAACTCATACACTCCCCAAGTAGCATCTGTTGGAGTACTAGCTGATAAAATACTTGTTATAGTATGCTGTCCTGTTAAGCCATAAGCTATCACATCAGTATCTGACCAAGCTCTTATTAAAATTCTTTTTATACCACCAGTTGCTTGCAAATCTGCACAAACAATTGCTAGTCCTGTATCTATTGCCATTTTATTTTATTTTTTTGATTTATTAAAAGTAATTAAGAGGAGAAGATTTTTACACCCTCTCCTCTATTATTACATTATTGTTATACTAAAAGTCCCCACTGAACAAGAGAAGAGTACAAGTACTGTACACCTAACTTAAAGTAACCTCTGAAGTACATTTTTTCTTCTAAATCATCATAAAATACTTTGAAAGAGCCTTCTGGGTCAGTTACATCAGAACCGATAATTAAGTTTTCAACTGCTATATAACATACACCTTGATTAAGTTCTGCTCCTGCTGCACTTTGAAATACATCTGGATTAGTATCTACTAGGATAGTGTCCCACTCATACATTGCTACTAATTCAACACCTCTGAAAGAAACTCTAGGTGAAGCATCTACCATATTAACGATTGCTAAGTCAGCTCCGTTACCTTCA